TAGTTATACAAAAGATGTAATTGATCTCTACAATGGAAACTATGACAAGCCTTTAGAGATTGGTTATCCAAGTTTAGATAAATTGTATAAAGTACAAAAAGGAACGTTTCATGTTTGGACTGGAATACCAAATCATGGCAAGAGTACATTTTTAGACCAAGTTTTAGTTAGAATTGCTAAACAGCATGATTGGAAGTTTGCTTTATTTTCACCTGAACATTCTACAAAAATGCATATCAGAAGATTATTACAAATAGTGGCAGAAAAACCATTTGATAAAGGTTTCTCTACAAGAATGGATACAGAAGAATTACACGCTTCTCTAGACTGGATACATGAGCATTTTTATTTTATAGAAACTAGAGAGCATATACCTAACATAGAAAAGATTTTAGAGATTGCATCACAGTCATGTGCTAAGTTTGGTATCAATGGTGTAGTTATAGACCCATTTAATGAAGTATCAGCTATAAGACGTGGCAATCAAAGAGAAGATGAGCATATAAGAGATTTTATATCAAACTGCAAGAAGTTTGCTAGAAATCATGATGCAACAGTATGGGTTGTTGCACATCCAACTAAAATGCAAAAAGATAATAGCGGTGGATATTCACCGCCTACAGCTTATGATATAGCTGGTGCAAGTCATTGGCATAACCAAAGTGATGCTGTGGTTACAGTCCATAGAGATTTTGATGATGATAGTGTTTCAATAATTACTAGAAAAATACGAGAGCAGGGTTTGTATGGAAGTATTGGAGAAGCAAAGTTTGTATATGATGTAAAGAAAAGAATATTTAAAGAGCCTAGCTTTGATAGTGACATAAACTGGAACGACCTATGATAGATGTAGAAAAAATATATAACATGATAGCCAATGATTATGAGAAAGATTATTCTGATGAAAGAGTAGGCAATGTTGTAGTAGCAGAAAATGCATTTATTAAAGAAATGATGCCATACAAAGGAATGGGTTCTTTGATAGATTGTGGATGTGGTACAGGTTTGTTGCTTGATTTAATAGATATAAAAAAAGAAGATTATGTAGGTTTAGACATATCAAAAGGAATGCTTAACATAGCACAAGAAAAAAACCCAAACTACAAATTTATTCATGATGATGTTTTTAATCACAGTAAAAGATATGATTTTTGCATTGCATTGTTTGCTGTTACAGATGTTTTTGGAACAAAAATGTTATCTAAGTCTAAAGACATGCTTACAGAAAAAGGCATGTTTGTCGGCACATTTATAAATGCTAATGGTCCATATAAAAAATTACATTGTTTTGAAAAAAACGGAATAGATTTTGAACCTTTGGCATACACATATTCAGAACTTTGTAATGAACTGGTGAAAAATCAATTTGACTGGTATTATATTCTAGGAATAGCAAATATTACAGACAGTGCAAACGTACAAACAATGACTACAGAACTATTAAATAAACGACACCTTTTAGCAAATGCTAAATATTATTTTGTGATGGCTCAAAAATGAAATTAAATTTAAATATGAATGTGTTTGATGCAGCCTTAAACAGACTGCAAGAACTTTATGAACAAGACCATACTATAGTGGTTTCACAAAGTGGTGGTAAAGACTCTACAATATGTATGGAACTAGCAATTATGGCAGCCGATGCTGCTGGAAAATTGCCAATTAATGTAATACATCGTGATGAAGAAATATTATTTCCAAATACATATGAGTATCTAGACAGAGTAGCATCAAGACCTGAAGTTAACATGCATCATGTATGGGCAGGACAACCTGTGGTAAATGTTTTTAATAGAAAAAATCCTTATTGGTGGATATTTGATGAAACAATTCCAAGAGATGAATGGGTTAGACAACCACCTGATTATGCTTATCAAATAGAAGAAAAAAATATAAATGCTTTAGTAACGAAAGATAGATTTCCAACAAAAGAAGGTAAAGATTTATTAGCCTGTATTGGATTGCGAGTACAAGAAAGTCCAAATAGAAGAATGGGTTTGTTTTCTAGTAAAGGTCATATAACAAAGCCAAATAATATGGGTACAAAATATTTAAGACCAATTTATGATTGGACTGATGGTGATGTTTGGAAGGCAATACAAGATTTTAAATGGGATTACAATCACGCATATGATGTAATGGTCAAACATGGGAGATCAAAAAATAAATTAAGAATAGCACCATTGACTATGACTACAGCAGGTATACCTGATTTGCAATTAGCACAAAAGGCATGGCCTCAATGGTTTGATAGAGTATGTCATAGATTAGATGGCATACGAACAGTTACACAGTTTGGAAAAATATCATGTCAACCAAGTAGAAAAAAAGGGGAAACTTGGGAAGATTGTTTTAAAAGAGAATGTATTGATGATGCACCTGATTGGATTGCTAAAAGAGCAAAACATGTTTATAAAAAACAATTAGAAGCACATATCAGAGCCAATGGAAACATACCTTTTCCACAGATTAATTCATTGAGAGCAAATCCAATAGGCTCTTTTAAAAAACTTGCAATGGCTACATGGAACGGAGACCCATTTGCATTAAAGTGTAATGCATTACCATACATGGAACCTGAAGAATTTAGAGAAGGTTCAGGTTATTGGGGTGGTAAGCCAACTTTCTAATGTCAAAAGTAGACTGGCAAAGTCTTGAAGAACATTGTAATTCAGTGAAATGGATTTGGGCAAAAACATATGCTACATATGCACCACACTGGTACATCAGATATAAAGAACAACCATATCTTTACGAAATTTTAAAACGCATGATAGAATTACATGGCGTAGAGGAAGAATACACTAACCATAATGGAAAAACCTATCCTTGTGTTTATTTGTATTTAGGTAAATATAAATACTGGTATATGAAACCAGTCATAAACAAAGCGGAGATAAAGTCAGATGGCAAAATTTAAAGGTAAGGCACAAGTAGAAAAAAAGAACGCAGTTCTGAAAGCATTAGATGTTCAATACATCACACATGATAAAATAGTACCAAACACATATAACCCAAACAGACAATCAGAAGATGAGTTTGAATTGTTAAAAAGGTCTATGACAGAAGATGGATTTACACAACCTATCGTATGCGTAGAACATGAAGAACAAGAAGGCATGTTTAGAATTGTAGATGGTGAGCATAGATGGCGTTGTTCTAAAGAACTTGGATATGCAGAAATTCCTATTGTAGTTACACCTATGACTATGGAACAAGCAAGGATTGCTACTTTGCGACACAACAGGGCAAGAGGTTCAGAGGATATAGAACTTACAGCAAACGTGCTTAGAGATCTAGAATCATTAGGTGCATTGGACTGGGCTCAAGACTCTTTAATGATGGACGACTTAGAGTTACAAAGAATGTTAGAAGATATTCCTGCTCCTGAAGCAATGGCAGCAGAAGACTGGAGTGGTGCTTGGATACCTTCTGATAATGATAGTGCAGAAGATGGAGTGGCAGGTGTAGAGCATAAAACTAATGATGGTATTATGGTTAAGTCATTGACTGTTGAAGCATTAAACAAACAAAGACAAGTTGAACAAATTGTTGCACAGGCTAAAACAGAAGAAGAAAGAAAAATGGCTGTCAAAGAAGCAAATTTTTATAGATTAAATTTAGTATTTAGTGGCGAAGAAGCTGATACTGTTAAAACAGCTTTGGGAGAAAATCCAGCAGAAAAATTATTGTTTATGTGTAATCAAATGTTGTCTGATTAACAATGTTCAGTGCATATGCTTACGCATCTAAATGGATACCAATTGTTATTAAACAAGCAAAAAAGAGCAAAAAAACTAAAAAACAAAGCACAGACAAGCCGCTGAAGGCATTATCTAAGGGTGGGTAATACCTTTGCTATAGGATAAATTACGATTCCTTACAAAGCGAAAAGCCTTTCACAACTGAGATCATGAAAGGCTATTTGTTTTAGATGTTGGTATGGCTATATGAATCTTTAACCGCATACATCAAAGTATCAGTATCAATACCAAAGTCATTGTAACCCTGTGCAATACCTTCAAGGTATCGGCTTGATGGTGGATAAACATCTTTGCTATTCATTATGTAAACCATAACCTTATCAGTACCAAACTTTTCTTTTAGGCTAGGAATTGTAATTACTTGTTTGCGATAAAGATTAGGATAGCCTTCATACACATCCAGTCTTTGCTCACAAGCATCAGTAATATTCCATAAAGCTAATGGCACTGTTGCATCTTTACTATGCTCAATGTCTGCTACACCTCTAAACTTTAAGGTAAAGCCATTTACAAAAACACTTCCTACAGGTTTTGCATTTGGGCATCTGTAAGACATTTGCATCAAGTTCATATTGCTACCATAAGCACCATATAGATACTGCATGGTCTTAGTAGGTTTCTTTTTAAATTTTAGAATATTCTTTTTCATATTATCTCCTTGTATTAATTTAATTCTAATTCTCTTTCATGATAAAAAGATTGGACTTTACTATCACAACCATCTAACCAACCATTGTCTGTTTCACCATTATGTTCTACAACTGGCTTGTTAAAATTACCTTGCTCATAGTCAGACAAGATTTCTTTATCTCTTAACATATCAACTAATAAACATTTATCAATGCTAGACTCTCTGCTACCACTATATAAATTATTTAACTGATAATTACTCATGTATGTGTGATATGAACCATCAGCATTAGTTACGTTCCATTGGCTATCACCTCTGCTCCACTCCATGTTAAATCCTGCATTTTCAACTGCATTTCTAACAGTAGAGTAAACTCTGTTTGTTTTAGGTGATTTAGTAGCTGATGATAATGCTGTACTTTTTTCAACAAAAGCCATTAAAAAGCTAACCCAGTTGATAATCTTATCAAAGTTCAGAGTACCACTATGTTGTCTAAACTCCATAGTTCCGTATCTAGTAAGACTTTGTAAATTAACTTTATAGTATCTACCTGCTGCATTAGCTAATCTGTGTTTGCTACCACCTCTAACATTTTTGATTCTGTTAGCTGTATTAGTAACACTAGAACACCATCTAGAATTATTACCCCTTCTGCTTCTAGGCATAATCATATCTATTTGGCTTTCATAGTCAGCGTATCTCTCATACACAGTTTGTATCTGTGCAACTGTGAGATCATTAACATCAAGGTGAACATGCAATCCGCACTGCACATTAACAGTAATACCATCTAAGTTATCTAAGGCATCTAATATTTTCTCTAGCTGCTTAGCACCCTCAACACCTTTTAGGATTGGACTAACAATCTCACCACCAGTTCCATCTAAAGAAGCGTCAGTAACAATCTTCCAGTATGGTCTAGTAGTATGATGATATCCTTCAAAGTAACACTCAATACCATCAAGGTTATTAATGGTCTCTGCTACAGTTCTAGGTGATACTCCAACAAATTCTAACTCAAGACCATAAGTTCTATTTGTTAGTGTTGGGTAGTTGTTGTTTAAGTTATTCAATTTTTTCTCCTTATAATTATTTACTTAACACAACTATTATCGCTAATTTGTTTACATTTGTAAACATTAATATACAAAATAATGCCCTTTTTGTGCTATTTTCTTTACTTTTAGGGTTTAAACAGACAGAATAACGATAATTAGAGATAAAAAATGGTTAAAAAAACAAATACTAAAAAGTTAACACCAACCTTATTAGAAGAAATAAGAAATAAATTTGTGCAAGGTATAGAAGCAAATACTGGTGGTCGTAAGCTATTTACCATTGACCAATTAGCTGAAGATTACAACATACCAAAACCCACTCTTTATAAACATGCTAAAAAAGATGAATGGGTCATTAAACAAAAAAGATTTCAAGATAGCTATTTAATAGAATTAGATGCTAGAAGAAAAAAAGAATTAATACAGGAAAGTGTTAGTTTTGATAAAACATGTCTTGCTATAGCGAAAGGTATAATGGGGCAAGTTGGTAAAGTAATAAGTAAAAATGCTGCACCTGATGCAGATGTAAAACCTCAAAACCTTGTAGCACTATCTCATGCTGCTGCTAATGCACAAAGAGTTGCTAAGTTGGCACTAGGTGAAGCTACTGATAATATGGATATAAATACTAATGTCAAAGACAGCGAAAGTTTCAGACGAGCTTTGGAACGATTGGATAGACTCGCCGAAGATTTCGGAGAAGAAGACTCTACAGCTATACACTGAGTGGTTAGGAACAGCTAGAAAAAAACAAAGAACACCTAAAGTTCCATTTCATATATGGTTAATACTTGCTGGTCGTGGCTGGGGAAAGACTAGAACTGGTGCTCAAGATATTGCACATTATGCTTTAACAAATCGCGATACAATATCCGCAGTTATTGCACCTACCTTTGGAGATCTTAGAAGAGTTTGTTTTGGCGGACCTAGTGGTCTTATATCTATAATTCCTGATGAATGTTATCAAGTTAGTAGAGGTAGAAAACATTACAGTGAAAACTCAGCAGAAATTAGATTAGCTAATGGCAGTAAAATTATGGGATTTGCTGCTATTGAACCTGATAGGTTGAGGGGTCCGCAGTTTCATAGGGCGTGGTGTGATGAATTAGCAGCATGGCGATACCCTGAAACATTTGACCAACTTATGTTTGGTCTAAGGTTAGGAGAGAACCCACAGTGCATTATTACAACAACACCTAAACCAACACCAATAATAAAACAATTAATTGAAAGAGATGACTGTCATGTAACCACAGGTAGTACATTTGAAAATGAAGCTAATCTTGCTGAATCCGCTTTACAGATGCTTAAAGAAAAATATGAAGGCACAACATTGGGTAGACAAGAGCTTTATGCTGAAGTTATAGATATGTTAGAAGGTGCTTTATGGACTAACAAAATGATAGAAGAAACAAGATTACCGCCTAATACAGAAAAAGACCTTACACAAATAATTGTTGCAATTGACCCAGCAGTTACACATCATAATGATTCTGATGAAACAGGCATTGTTGTTGTTGGTAAAGATACAAATAACGAGTATTATGTATTAGAAGATATATCAGGAAAGTATTCTGCTGATAAATGGTGTAAGATAGCAATTAAAGCATTTTATGAATGGAATGCTGATAGAATAATTGCTGAAACTAATAATGGTGGTGATTTGGTGGAAAGATTATTAAGGACTATTGATACAAATATTCCTTATAAGTCAGTTACAGCTACTAGAGGTAAAATGGTTAGAGCCGAACCTATAGCAGCGTTGTATGAGCAAAGGCGAGTTCATCATATTGGTTACTTTTCAGAGTTAGAGTCACAGATGACAACATATACTGGAGAGAGACCAAAACCAAGTCCTGATAGATTAGATGCTTTGGTTTGGGGTTTAACTGAGCTAAGTAAATCTAAAGGGCAAGTTAACTGGAGAATAAGCTAATGGCAAATCAAACTTTTTTACAAAGACTTTTAAATATACAACCTGTTACAGAACATAAAAATAGCAACATGATGGGTTATTTTGGTGTTGGTACAGAAGAAGCTAAAACATACAAGTATCAGGATTTAGCAAAAGAAGGTTATTTAAAAAATGCAATTGTATACAGATGTGTAAATGAAATATCTAAAGGTGCAAGTGCTGTGCCTTTTGTTATAAAAGCAGGAGATCAAATAATTGAACAACACCCACTCATTGACTTACTTAACAGACCCAATCCTTTACAGTCCTACACAGAGTTTTTTAATAGCTTATTTGGTTATGTGCTTCTTGGTGGTAATGCTTACATTCTTAAAGTAGGTGGCGTTACTGGAGCACCAAAAGAATTACATCAATTGAGACCTGATAGAATTAATATTAAAGGTAGCGGCAATTCTATACCTGATAAATATGAATATGTTATCAATGGTAAAATACAAAAAGTATATGAAGTTGACCAAGACAATGGTTTTAGTGAAGTTAAGCATGTAAAACTTTGGAATCCTTTAGATGATTATTATGGATTAAGTCCAATGAGTGCTGCTGCTGTTGAAGTA